TCTTAAAGGTATCTTTTGTTAATCTTATAGCAAATACATCAGAACCTAATGTGCCACCAGCAGTTGCAATTCCAGTTACTGCTATACCCTCAAAGGTTGAACCTGGCACATATATTAATCTTTCACCAGTTTCAAAAAAATGATCTACGATTGTGAATATTCCAGTTGATGTATCTAAGGTTGATGTATCTGCTGGATTAAATTGTTTTTGGAATATTGGTGTTAAGTTACTTTGAAGTGCAAAACTTGTTTTATTAGATCTTAAACCATTTATTGCATCATATTGACCTAACAATATAGATTCTGTAACTGTTCCATATTGTAAATCTGGTGGTGTATTTAATAAATCATTTTCAGTATAGAATGCCTCTGTAAATACTTGCAACTGAACACTATTAGTTCCTCCACTGTAAAGAGGATCTGGGTGGAAATTAAGATTTAGATCATTACCAACTAATGTTGATGAGAATGTACCTATACCTGATGTACTACCAATTGATAAGAATGGATACTGAACAGTATGTGAATCAGTGGAATCATGAGCAACCAGTACTTGATGAAGAGCACTTGTTGAACCACTTGATACTCTTACAAATCCCTTCAAAGTAGAGATTTCATTTTCTAAGAATGTTGCAATTGTAGAAGCTGTTGAAACATTTGAAAACTTAGATTCTAATCTAGTTGTTTTCTCTGTTCCATCAAGTTGACCTAGTAATTTAAATCTATATGTTCCAATACCTGCTGCTGTTGTTCCAATACCAATTATTCTTGATCTAACTAAAACTTCATTTGGTTGATCATTTTCAAAGTTTAATGATAAAATATTTGAATTAATTTCTGATGTAAATGTTCCTATGAAATTAGATACAGGTCCGTTTTCAGTATCTGAATAAAATTCAGATATGTATGAAGATGTTCCATCATGTGTTAAATATAAATCAACAAAATTAGTTTCCTCTGATGTAACATTATTTACTTCTATTGATGCAAAAAACGCATCTGTATTATCAATATTAGTTGATATTATTGTAGAAGTAGTTGCTGTTGCTACTGTGGTGTTTATACCTGATAAATTTACAAATCCTATTGATTGTGTTCCAATACCTGTTAGATTTGTGTTAAATGAAGTTTGACGTATTTTAAGATCATAATCATTATTCTCTGGATCATCAGGAGTAAATTTCAAACTTACATTATCAGAACTATCCATCTGTCCGAGAAGACTACCAAGTTCTAATGGTGAAGTATGAACTTTTGCTCTTTCAGCAGTAAATATATTTAAATCATCTTTAAATAAGATAATATCTGATATTTGAGTATTGCCTGTATTTGGATCTCTAATTTGTACTAAGAATGTTGCATATCTTGCGTTTATTGATAAATCTAAGAATTGAGTTAAAGTTGTAGCAGTGCTCTTGAATAATGAAGATATATCATCTATCTCTAAGACACGATTTGTCTTACACTCGATATATGGAGATAATTTTGTATTCTTTAATTTAAGGAATTTTGATTTTCCGTCAACAGTATCAATATCTAAAGCAAAATCAAAGTTGTTAATTGTATCAACTCTCTTTTGCTCTATAAAATCTAATGCAAGAATATCTGCAAAACTTGAAGTAGTGATACCAGCACTGGTTACTGATGTAATTCCTACGTCTGCAAAATTCTTAAGTCCACTGGTATGAAGTAATCTGTTTACAGAACTGACCAAAGTTTCATAAGTTACGGAACTTTTTACACTATAAGATAAATTTTGATAGTAATCATTATCTGGTATTAACTGGTAATCTTGACTTAATTTTCCTATGTCATCATTCCAACCTTGATTTTGTCTTAGTGAGTAACTAATATCAAATCTTCCAGAATTTTTTGATATTGTATTAATAGTAGCTATATTGCCAGAAATAAATCCTTTTATCAATTGACCAGCAACTAAATCAAATGCACCAGGAGTTTCTTCTACAACTTTTATAAACTCATTAGTTGATACTGATACTTTTAAATCTACAGGGATATATGAGGTTCCTACAAATGCTAATAATTTTTCACCTACACTAAATTTAGAAATACCTTGAGTGACTTTAAATTGAGGATAATCATTTCTACTTATTAAAGATCCGAAAGAATTTTGAATAGTTTTTGCAATACCAGCATTTGAAGTAAATGGAGATATATCAAATGAAACTGTGGCAGGATTTACATTATTTACTGATGTGACTTTAAAGAAATTAAATCCATTGTCAATAGAGTTGAATCCAGTTCCAGTATCACCAAATTTTTGAAGACCTTCAACAAATATTTCTTCATCTACTTTAAAGGGTGGAACAGAAAAACCTAGTATTGGAGTTACAAGAGTACAAGTTACAATACCAACTGCTGCATCATAAACTAATTTACTTACAGTTGATCCATTGTCATTATCAGTTGCAAATATTTCATGAGTTACTGATTGTAATCCTTTGGGTGGAACAATAACTTCTACATTACTTAAAGAATTGCTTGCTACTGTCCCAGTGATTGTCCCTGTAGTATCCTTAATTCTAGTAACTGGATTGACAATTACTAAATTAGGAGTTGATGTGTAATTTTTACCACCATCAATTATCTCAACATCTGTAATTGTGTCAGAATTAATCACAGATATAACGGGAGAAACAAATGCTTCAGGTTTAAGTGTTGGATCTGATGAATATTCAAAACCTGGATTTAAAATTCTTATATCATCTACTCGATTAATTGTTGTTGAATCTGGTAATAATGTAGCATTTGTACCTTGAGTTGATGCAACACTAACAAAAGAAGGCAAACTATCGTATCCTACTCCACCAAAATCAATATTTACTCTATCAATAGGACCTTTAGCTCTTGGTGATTTAGTGGAATATTTTAATACATCAGTTTCTGTTGATGTATATGATAATTTTTCTGGAACTTTTGGTATTGATATACTAAAACTAGTATAAGATGCACCAACAACAGGTGGCACGTTAAATATTGAATATTCACCATCATAATCACTATTTAAATAGTGAATTTTATTATAATTAACAACATCAGTATCAGATGTACTAATAAATCCCGATTTTTTAATATTGTAATAAAGAATTGATGGATTTTTATCAGTATAATTTAACGTAACTGTTGCAGTTGATGTAACACCAACTGTTCCAACACCTATAACTTGTAAATTATTTGTGTTTCCTATTGATACGAAATTATTTCTATAATCCTTATCATGATAAATGTTAAGTTCATATCCAAGTAAGGATGAATGCCCTACTCCAAACACTAAATTATTATTTCTTATAATTGGTATTGGGGGATTAACTAAGGAAAATTCATGATTACTACCTGTTGCACCACCTGTTGAACTAAGTTCAATAATGTTAGCTGGATTACTTGTAACATCATTATAAGTTTCACCTAATTTAAAATTATTATCATCAACTTTGAAAACATAATATGAATCCTTATTTGTTAAACCCTCTGTTACTGAGGTTGAGATATATTGTACCTTATCACCAGTGTTTAAATTATGAGCAGTAAAGTTGAAATTGTTAGATGCAGTTGTAACTCCACTAGATGCAATATTAATTGGATTGACTAATAAATTATGAGTATCTGAATCAAATCTAAGATCTATTTTAGTTGATGTTCCTATTCCAACAGATTGGTTTGGAAAAACAGATAATTTAACTATATCATTATTAATTAGTCCATGTGCAGTTGAAACAGAAACCACTGCATCAATTCTTTGCAAGGTTCCAGTTACCTTATCAAAATTACTTTCAAACAAATATTCAAAACTGCTTGAACCAACAGTTGTATCTCCTACAAAAGATAATCCGTCAGAGGTTGTAGTTAAACCAACCTGAGTTACTATACCAATATAATCCTTAGACTTTTTAATTACAAATACATCTTGACTATTACTACCTTCAGGTATATTAAATGTAGTTACCCCATCATCCTTAGAAACTGTTAATGCATATCCTACACTTGGTTTTGTTAATGTAACTCTTTGATTTGTTTTAAATGGATGATTTGGTAATCTTATGCTACGAGTTGGTGTTGATACAACACTTATTAAATCACCTAGTGTTGAGGTTGCAGTTGATCCCAATCCAACAACTGTACCTACACCAACAGATTCATGTGGATTAAAAAATACTTTATCATCTATTTTTGAGTCGAATACTTTTGTTCTAAGAGGGATATTAAAGAAACTGGGTATCAGTAATACTGGTGTGGACACAGTATGAACACCACTAGATTCTCCTCTCTTAACTCTTATTATATTATTTTGATCAAATGTATTTAAAACAGACAATACTTCTGTTCCAATACCTATGGTACTACCAACTGAAATATGTTCTGGTATATTTGTAACGTAAATATCAGTTACAATACCTGTTGATGCAACATTTGGAACCTCTTGGTATACAACTGTTTGTGCAGTATTAATTCCAATTTTATGTGATCCTGCTAATCCTTTAATTTCCGTTGTGCTTAAACCAGATATAACAACATTATCATGTGCATTTAAATTAGGAGCCGTTGAAATATATGCTGCTACATGACTTGGATCTCTCCAAACAAAAGTTGCATCAAAAGTATCAATAGTAGTATTGATTGATTCAATTGTTTTTCCAGAAATTCTGTTGACAGATACACTTAAACCACCACCATTGGTATCTGTATTATCAAATATTGCAGAATCTCCAATTTCATAATTATCTCCAGTATTAATAATTTGAATTGAATTTATTGAACCAGATGTAGTTGATTCAACAACAGATGACTGTTGAGTTATTTCATTAGACTCAACTATAAAATCATTATCTGCAAATGGATCAGAAACTTTATATGGATAACTATTACGTATTAAATTAGAATTACTAAAATTAAATGTTGATTGATTAAGATTAAAGTTATCAGTTGATGGATTAGTTCTATAAGTGTCTCCGATAAAATATGGAAATTCTGGTAGTAAGGAGTTGGAACCAATACCTACAAAATATGCATATACTCCTTCAGGATACTCTGGTGTTCTTCCATATCTACCATTATGTTGATCCAAATCACCTGCATTAGTGAAACTATAATCTTCTACAAAAAATCCATTACTAAATTGATGTGGTCTGTTAATAACATTATTAGGATTTAGAACATATCCAGAAGTTAATATTTTAACAGCTGAATCATCATCAGTTGAATCACTGTAACCGTAAGGTCCATATATTGGATTTCCATCATATGCCCAACCAATTATTGGTGAATGTCCTGTACCAGTATCACCAAATGCATCATTTCCAATTTGAGTTGAATAACCAACAATTGAATATTGTAATTTATTGTTAGTTTCAATTAATGCCTCATTTCCATATCTTGCAAATGTATTAACAGTTAATCCTCTTATACTTGCTTCAAGTTTACAACCACTTCCTGGTGGTATAACTTTTATATCAATTTTATCCTGTTGATATTGTAACCCACCTTCTAAAATAATTACCTCTTCAATCTTACCATCTTTTACGACTGCTCTTAATTTTGCACCAAGACCAGTTCCTATTCCTACTACCTCTAAATCAGGTGCAGAATTGTATTCTCCACCTTTTGTTTGTATTTCTACAAAAGTAATTTTACCGTCAGTTACAATCGGTTTTAACTGAGCATCCTTACCAGTTTTAATTGTCACTGATATTGATTTTTCAAGGTTAAGAATATCAGAACCATATCCAGAACCTTTATCATACATTAGGATATCAGATATTCCACCTCTCAGAACTGGTGTTGCTGTTATTACTCCAACATCAGTGTTAGCTAATTCATATTTTAAGTTTAACCTAATATCTGGATATTTAAATACTTGGAAACCTGTTCCTTGATCAGAAAACTTTATATAATCTTTTCTTTCAAATTCTGATGTTATTGTACCACCAAGACCAGCATTTGTAAGTCTAAATGCATTACTGTTTAATTTTAGTACTTGATAAAAATTAGAAGTTGTAGTGATACCAGTTGATGTTGTTAAACCAGTGATTGTGGTTGGTAATGTAGATCCTATACCAACAGCAGTTTGATATACAATTTTATCACCATTATCAAATCCATGATTATCAAAATGAATTACATTTGTTATCGTATTAATTCCTATTGGTTTAACAAATACTTGTCTATTTTCATATCCACTTCCACCATCTAATACTCGTATATCTTTTAGGGTTTTTTCGTTAGAAAATAATTTAAATTTATGAACACCTATCTTATTAGTTGTAGTAAATCCAACAGTGTTTATACCTGCATTATAATCACCTAATGTTTGATATAATTTAATAGTGCTTGTATTTACAACTTCTGGATAGTATGTGGCAGTGTTTACAAGGGTTGTAGTTCCTACACCAACCACTGATGTTCCCGAATCGTTACCTACGGTTCCAATACCAAGAGGTGGGTTATTATTGCGATCATATATTAAAGCTTGACCACTTACAATATTATGTCTATCTTGAAATGTTATTGTTTCATTGACATTATCAACACCACCAGATTCTGATAATAACCTAGCATCAAAAGTTAACTCTCTTTTTCTCTCTGCTAAAACTGGTTCTAATACTGCTCCATTACCATTACCACCTTCAATTGTTGCTGATAATACTCTATGAATACCAAATTTTTGTGGATCAACTTGAACTTCGGTTACAGCACCAGTAATTACTGGTCTTATTAGAGCTGTTGTATTTCCAATACCAGGACTTGATAAAGTGATTTCTGGTGGATTTACAACATCATAATTTTTTCCACCATTTAATAATGTAATTTTATCTAAAGGTCCGAAAAATATTTTATCATCAGATTTATAATTTTTTATCTCAACACCATTAATTAACATACCTGTTGATCCTGGATTTGTCTTTACAGATGTAGAGTTTATTAAATCTGGATTAAGAGGGAATTTTTTAAGTAATTTTTGTGATGCAATTTCTTGATCAAGGATTCCAACAAGAGAGAATGTATGTGTTCCAGTTCCTGGTTGTAATGCTTCAAACTCCACAAAATCCCCTATTGGAATAAATGATCTAGAACGATATAATCTTATTTGATTTCCATTTGATAAAACTTCAACAAAATATGAAGATTCTGGTAAATTTGGTATAACTGTTCCTTGTGCAGTATAAAATATCTCATCTCCAGTTATGAATGGTACTGGACTTGGAAAAGATAAGATGCTATATTTTAGAGTGTTAGGATTATAACCAGAATTTGGTAATTCATTTCCTGCAACAGCTTCTGGTAAAATTGATTTTGGTAATTCAGTGGTTATTTGATATGATGGTAATGAATTTGATGCAACATATAAATTTTCATCCATTTCATTATAAACATTAGTTACATCTGATGTAAGAATGTTCTGACCAAAATCCATGTCAGTTTTTGTGCTTGAAGCACGATTTATAACTCTTCTTAAATCATAATCACGATTTGGATCTGGCAATACTGTAATATTTGACAATAATGTTAAATTGTTTATTGATATGGTTGATGTATCTGTATTGATATTACCAACTGTACCAGTAGCAACTACCTCTTCTTCATTTTGAAATAGTACTTCAATATTATCACCTATTTTTAAACTTGATTTGTCAATATCTCTTGTAAATAAAACAATATTAGCACCAAATATATTTTTAACTTTGAATCTTGAAGAAGTATTATAAATCCAAGAATTTGCAAATATTTCTTTTTTTGTTTTATTTTCAGATGAATTAAGTATTTTTTCACCAACATTTCTGACTGTTATATTTTCACCTTGTGTTAATAAACGAATATCTGATGTTGGAACAAACTTAGATAAAACACCAGTTAATCTTAGTCTCACTTCTTTGGTTAAATCACCACCCTCATAACCATAATAGTATTCATCCGATCTAATATCATCAGTGGTTGATATAATTCCTACAATATTCTGACATCCAAAAAATTGATTGACTGATTTGTCACTATAGTAAATATTTGTACTTATTCCAGATACTAATGTACCAGTTGCTCCAAATCCGACAGTTGAATCAACAGTAATTACAGAAGAACCTACTGAAACATTTCCAATTACCTTTGTTTTAGGAGTTACACCAAATGTACCTTCAATTAAATCAACATCATTAAATCCAACAAATAAACCGATCTTATAATATACCTTTCCTCTTCTTGTTAATGGTTCAACTTCGGATATTGATGCTTTTGTTTCACTATCAGATGATTTTACGATAGTTTGACCAACTAAGTGAATAGGATTACCAGAAAGTGCCTCTGCAATAACTACTTCCCGTCTAATAAATTCTGCTGTTGATGGTTTGATTAAATATTGCTCTAAATCTAAAATTTTAGGTGTTTCATTATATAATACATTAAATAATATTCTAAATGACTCTTCTGTGCCTTTTGATTGATATAGTGATTTTGAATTTTTAATAAAATTACTTACATCAAGATTATTAACAAAATTTACATTCTCTAAACCAGGTGTAAGTAATTTTTTTGTCTTTTTGTAAAACTCTTTGAGAAAAAGTGCACTCAAATTTACAACAGTCGCATCATTTTCATGATTTGTTGCTGTTGTGTCTGAAAATACCAATTCTGATGGATTATTATCTCGACGATATGTTGTAATTCCACTAAAACCACGAATACAACCAGTAAAACTATTTGTAGTGATACCAGTATATGTTATAATCTCACTTTCTATCTTAAAAAGTCCATACTCATTAGGAAATCCCTTGGTACTACTAACATTTACAGTGGTATCAGTGATTGTGAGATCACTTGTTAGTTTTGTTTCACCAACAACAACTTCGGGTGTTAAATTATCTAATTTTATGTACTGATCTAAATTATCAGTAAGGTCAATCGGACCTCCCTGATATTCTTGGGATATGTAATACTGTTTTAGAAAATCTACTGCCTTTGGACTTTCAGATATTAAAAACTCAGGTATTTGGTTTTCAATTATCTGTTGGACTTTGACTCTTTTATCAATTCCAGTGGTTATCATATTATCCTCTTACAAGTGCTCCATTTGCATAACTAGATGTAACCTTATATCCGACACCTGATATCTGTTCACCAGACGTAATAGTGTCTTTAACCATATTTATGGAGCTATCTCCAACCGCAAAACTGAGATATAAATCTTTCAACCCAATAACATCATTAGATTCAGGAAATGCTTGAATTTCAATAATATTATTATCTCTTTGTGTAGAGGTAATATTAACTGTTGATATTATAACTTCTCCATGTTCATAATCAACAATTCCAGCAGATGCAACAATCAATTGACCTTGTGATAACTCATTATCACCTTTTACAATTGCTATAACACCTTTTCCACTCCCATCTAAAGATCCAGCAACATTTTTATTAGGTATATCTGTAAAATATAACACATCAGTTTGACCCTCGATTGTAAATCCAGTGCTTTTTATGTTTTTACCCTCTGGATTTATATGAAATTTATTACCATAGCATAATTCATACTGTGCAAATTGATTTGTCAATGCTTTAAGGTTTCTTCTAATTCTAACTCTCGTGATATTTGATGTTATTGCATCATCAATATTATCAATAACATTTAACATTTTACTATACTTAAATCTTCCACCAAATTTATTAAGGTCAGTAGAAGAACCATATGTTAAAAGTCCATTTGTGATGCTTGTTTTTAATTCTGATACAGTTGTTACTTTTGATTGATCATAATAAACAAATGAATCTAATTCAACATATAGTAATTTAAGATCAAGTATTTTTTGATTTATACCTGCAAGAGTATATCCTTTTAAATTTGATAATATTGATTGTTTATCAAAGTCAGAGACAAATTCACCATTTTTTGGTTTGATTGTTATAAAGACTGTTCCAAACTCTGGTGGATCTAAATCTTCACCACCAACAACAGAAACTGATTCTGTATTAGGATATATTTGTTGGATTACAGACTCATAATCCCTTGCTGTGACTGCTCTGTACTGTGATGAATATAGTCTAGGTGCAAAATACTTAATCGAGTCAATTGACTCAATATTGCCTCCATTAGCTGCCGCTGACACCGTTGTAATTGATGGTGTTACTGATGGTAATTGTATTTGGTTAGATGATGAAACTGTACTACCAGCATATGTAAACGATGCAGGACCATTCCCTTCAGTACCATCTGTCACAATATAAGAAACAGTGATAATAGAGTCATTTTCTAGTTTTTTACCAAATATACCATCACCAAATAACAATTCATATCTCTCATCAGTAATTTCTTGTATTAAATATGTTTCTGATATGTCAGTGATATTTAATATATTGTCTACTTTGCGATATTCTTTACCTAAACCAGTGTCAGCAGCACCTTTCACATAAACTTTAATGGTTGAAGTGTCAATAAATGAGTTTTCAAGTAAAAATCTTTGATCTAGGGAACCATTCACTATAAAAGTTTTTGATAAGTAAGTTCCTTGATATATTATTATGTCTTTAAATGATGCAGTGCTGTTTATGATATTGCCATTTGCATCTGTAAGTTGAGTTGTAACTGTCGTAATTGATTCTGGGATAGAAAATACGTATGAAGTGTCATTTGCTGACCCAACACAGACTAAACCTGCTTGTAAAGTGAGAGTTGGAGTGTTACCAGAGGTTGTAACATCAAAAGAAACTGTCGCTTGTGCAGCAGTTCTTGATTTTGGCACATATCCAATGTTTCTTGCAAGAGAAACCACGTTTTCACGAACTGTAGCAGAGTCTAAGAACGACTCATTCACAATCATGTTGGAATTGAATGCTGTTATGTAAGTATTATATGCTAATGTGTCAATTAAAACTGAAAAATTAGATCCTTCAAAGTCAAAATCCGTAAAATCCGAATTTGCACGGAGGTAATCCTTAATTGAAGTTTTAATTTGGTCGAAATCGAGGTTTGTAAACTTGGTAAAAGGCATTTATCTTGTTGCTTCGAGCATGAATGTGAATTCTTGTGTAGGAATGTCCTGTCCAACGATAGTAAAGAACACCGTAACCTCAAATTCGTTAGTATCTGGTTTCGGAGTGACTTCAACTGACACATCATCTATTCTTGGTTCAAAATTTTCTAGTGTTATTTGAATTTGGTTCTGAATTACAGACGCAGTACCAAAATCTACAAAGTCAAACAGACTGTCACGCACCTCAGATCCTATTGCAGAGTTAAAAAATCTTTCAGTAGGAATAGTTTGCACTAAATTTCTTACAGATTTTTTAATTGCGTTCTCATTTTTCAGAACTGTGAGATCTTTTGTGATTGGATGAGGTGAAAAAGACAAACTTATGTCCTTGAATGACCTCGAAACCCGTTTGATTGCCATATTACCAAGAGTTTTCCTGTTTTATTTATGACACTTTTTTGTAAATGATATTATTTATCCTAATTCTGGTTCAATATTGATTTGAACTACTGGATAATCCTCTTCCAAGACCTCTTTTAAGTAGGTTTTATCCCAATATTTGTAATATTCTGTTTTTGCAAGTTTTTTTCTTGCTTCTGTTAGATCTTTTCGTGGTTGACAGAGAACTAAATTGTATTTTCCATTGTTTGTTTGAACTCCATTGATAAAAGTTTTTGATTTTCGGTGATCTGCAATAAATTTATAGTTTTTATAAACACGATTATAGTCATCTACCATTGCATAGAGAAAATCTGCATCATGATCATCTTCAACAGCATAAATTACAACCTCCCAACCCCATCGTGGACGCACTTTTCGCAATTCTTCCTCTAAAATGATAAAATTTGCCTTCGATGCATAAGGACATACAGCAAAATTACCTAATTCTGGTCTACTTTTGGATAATTCTTGTATCCAATGTAAGATATAATTATATTTCTTCTCTTTCATCAGGTGTTGTCCAGAAATAATCATCACAATCACCTAAACGACCCCAGTTTACATCATTTTCAACCTCAAAAATTCTTGTTGATACCTTAAAATCAGGTGTTTTGACCTTTTCGGGTGTCATTGAAGTGTCATAGATGCGACAACGGTTGTTCGGATATAGTGCAAATTGCCCATTTCTTAGTTGAATAAGATTAAATGACTTATGTTCATCAGGCATTTCACTTGTAGATGCATCAATTTGGTCAAAATCACCATGATAATTGTCTAAAGTGCAAATATACTGTCCTTTTTGGTTGCCAAAGTGTCTTGTACGCAACTCCCACTCCATTGGTGCGACAAATTGCTTTACAATTACAGTAAAATCATAGTCCATACAATTCCAAAACTGTAAATTGACTAAATCCATGTCAGGATCAGGTGTTTTTGGAGATGATAAAAACGCAGATATTGGTAATTTATCGTACATTGCACCATACTCTGGTAAATATGTCTCAAAATAGAATGCACGACCTTGTATTGATTTAGCAGTAACCCATAAACCCTCTACAAATTCACCATGACCTGATTGAAAGTCTGTTAAGTATTCTTTTCTCACCCATACCTTTTTTGTAGGTAAGTTTGCTATGTAGTTTGCCATGTATCAAAAAAGTTTGAAATTTCGTATCCGTCTAGT